AGTGTTTGTTGATCCTTACTTAGCAAACGATGAAGTATTAATGGGTTATAAAGGCGCAAACGTTTATGACGCTGGTGCTTACTATGCTCCTTATATTCCAATGAGTATGCATAAGACTGTTGGTGAAGAAGATTTCCAACCTCGTATCGGCTTCAAAACTCGTTACGGTTTAGCGGTAAATCCATTTGCTGATACTACTAACTACTCTGCTGACCCAGCACAGTCTTTAGCAGCTAATCCATATTTCAGAAAATTTGTCGTGAAAGGACTTTAATATTTATATTAAAATCAATCACTTACGGTAATATTTCGTATGGTATAAGAAAAAGGACTCTTCGGAGTCCTTTTTTACGTATATAGATTACAAGTCTAGAATAGAGAATTAATAAATGATAAATAGTAGTATGAATATAATATACATACATACTAATAATATAACTAACCTATCTTATATAGGACAAACAGTTAATGATATAGAATATCGTTTTAAGGGTCATTTATTAAAAGCTAAGAACGGATCTAATTCAAAGTTCCATAAAGCACTTATTGAATACAATGAATCTCATTGGACACATAATATATTATATGTTGCTCTAGATGATAATATAGAAACTCTTAATGATGCTGAGAAGTCACTTATAATAGATTACGACACTCTTATAAATGGTTATAACTCAACTCCTGGTGGTGATAACTATAATATGACTCAAGATCACAAAGATAAAATTTCTCAAGCTAGGGTTGATTGGTGGGCTTCTTTAACTCTAGAAGAACGTAAGATAGAAGGGGATAAAGTGAGTGGTGAGAATAATGCTATGTATGGGAAGACCGGCGAATCTCATCATGCTTATGGTACATATCATAGTGATGAAACTAAAAATAAAATGTCAGAAGCTAAGAAAGGTAAAACAGCAACAGAAATTTGGGGTGAGGAATATGCTGAGAAAATAAAGAAACGAGCTTCTGAGTTAGGTAAATCTTGGAAAGGTAAAAAGCGTTCAAAAGAAAACGCGGAAGGTAATAAGAAAAGACTTGATAAATTCCGTGATGATTACAAACAAGTAAATTTTTATAATGTAACTACATTTGGAGAATTTGTAGAGACATTAGACTACGATACAATATTCAATATGATTGGTATGTCATTCGCTACATTCTATAACATAATACGAGATTGTAAGAAAGGTAATATACATAAACGTCTCTCAGAATTAAATATTACCAACATTGAAAAATCTCACAGGGAGTATATTAAGAAGTGATAAATAGTATTATGAATTGTGAAAATATAAAACAAATGATTAATAACGGTGCGGTATTGCTTGATGTACGTACAGAGCAAGAATTTTTGTCTGGACATATCAAAGGTGCTATTAATGTAGCTATAGAGTACATACAAGACCATTATAATGAAGATGATAGTATTATCGTGTATTGTCGTAGTGGTGCTCGTAGTGGAGCTGCTAAACGTTATTATGATTCAATAGGATATAATATCACTGATATTGGTGGTATAACTAAATTCATAGGGTGTATCGAATGAACGAATTACGTAGTAATAGTTTTACATTTATGTTTGAGAAAATTCCTAATGTTGCTTACTATACAACAGATGTACCAATCCCTGCTGTTAACTTAGGTCAATCTATTATCAATACTAGATCTATAGACTTTAATTTTCCAGAAGGTAAGTTAGATTTTGATCCTATTACAATTACATTCAATGTTGATGAAAATCTAGAAAACTATTTAGAGTTATATAATTGGATGTTAGAATTAGCGCATCCTGAACGTAGTCAAGTAGATCGTCTAGATGATAAAGACGCAACTAGTGACGCTATTGTAACAATTCTTAATAACCAAAAAAATCCAATATTCAATATTATATTAAAAGATTGTTTTCCAATATCATTAGGTGAGATAGCATTTAATACAGCAGCAGCAGAACCAATTCCTTGTACAGCTACTATCAGTTACACATGGTTCGAAATCGTATCTTTAACAACATGATAAATAGTAGTACGTAAGATGAGATTTATATATTATGACCGAAAAGAAAGAAATCAGCGTAGAAGTATTAACAACCTTCCTTGATAAACAAGTAGAAGAAGATTTAGGTGATCGTAAAGATTTAGAAACCTTATCTGTTAATATTCCTCATGCGAATAGCAAATACCTAAGATACCTACACGATCAAGGATTAAAGCATCTAGAGCTAAAATCTGATTGGGATAGACTGTATCGTGTCAAGTATGATTTATATCGCTATAACTATAAGTATACATTCTCTAATAAAGCTGAGTGTGAAGTATATATTAATGGTGATGAAGAAATCATCGAACTCAAAAACAAAATAGAAAAGTCTGAATTGATTCTAAAACATCTAGAAGGTATTATTAAGATGTTAGGACAAACTTCATTCAATATACGCAATGCTTTAGAATATAGAAAAATGAATGATGGATATTTGTAATGTTTGATTTAATTGTCAGAAAAGTTGATGATATCAATATGTTTATTGAATGTGAAGCAGGGATTGCTCACGAGCTTCAAGAATTCTTTTCGTACAAAGCTGATGGTTACCGTTTTCATCCTAAATATAAAGCAAAAATGTGGGATGGTAATATCAAACTTTTTGGTGCGTGGAGAAGAACATTATACATCGGTCTTTTACATCATTTAAAAATCTTTGCTAAAAATAGTGGATATACAATTTCTATTGATCCTATGCTTGAAGCTAAGACCGATATAACTCCAAAAGATATTGTTGATTATCTCGATACATTAAAATTACATGCTCATGGAAAACCTATTACTCCACGAGATTATCAATATTACGCTGTATATCATGCTATTTACCATAAAAGGTCTACTATTGTAGCTCCTACATCAGCAGGTAAATCATTAAACATATACGGTACAGTAAGATGGTATTGTGATAATTATAAAAAGAAAGTATTAATTATAGTACCTACTGTTACATTAGTGACACAAATGTATGCTGATTTTGGTGATTATTCATCAATAGTTAAATGGAATAATGAAGATGAAGTACATAGAATATCAGCAGGTGAAGATAAATCTACAGATAAACAGATAGTAGTATCTACTTGGCAATCAATATATAAACAACCTATCGAATGGTTTTCTCAATTCGGTATGATATACTGTGATGAAGTACATGGCGCAAAAGCTAAGTCTATTAAAGATATCATGGAAAAAACAGTTAAGTGTGAATTTAAAATTGGTACAACAGGTACAACAGGTTCTAAAAAAGTTAATGATTTATTAATACAAGGTGTATTTGGTCGCATTAAGAAAACCATATCTACTAAAGAATTAATGGATCGCAAGCAAGTAGCTAAGTTAACAATTAAGTGTGTATCTTTATTGTATCCTGATATTGAACGTAAAGAATGTCGCAATAAATCATATCAAGAAGAAATTGATTATCTAGTCAATCATAATAAACGTAATAAAATGATTGTTGATTCTATTGGTGATATGAGTGGTAACCAATTAGTATTAGTTAATAAAGTTGATCATGTTAAAATACTTTATGGGTTAGCAAAGAAAAAGTATCCTAATAAAAACGTATACATGATATACGGTGGTACAAGTAAAGAAGAACGTGAAGAAATTCGTTTAGCAATTGATAAGGATAACAATTCATTATTATTCGCTACATACGGAACATTCTCAACAGGTGTATCAATTCGTAATATTAATCACGTAATATTTGGAAGTCCTAGTAAATCTGAAATTAGAGTACTCCAGAGTTTAGGGCGTGGTTTACGATTATCTGAAACTAAAACAACTGTTATACTTTGGGATATCGTTGATGATTTAAGTATTAAAAAACATAAGAACTATACATTAAAACATTTCATTGAACGTTTTAAGATATACACTAAAGAAAAGTTTGAAATGGAAATGATTAAAGTAAACTTATGATTTTAATTAAATGTGCTTATTGTGAACTTGAGTCAGCTAGTGAACTTTGGATGACAGAATATAATTTGGATAAACATATATTATCTTCTCATCCTATAAAAGAGTATAGAAATATTAAAGAATTGTTATCATCATGGAAGATGATAGGTTTATATTCTGAAAAAGAAATAAAAGATTAGTTACGTTTTTAATAGACTGATCGATACCCAAGACGGTAGGACTATAATAAACCTATTGTACGAGACGAGCGTAGCGAGTATCCCGCGAAGCGGTTATAGAGTACATTGTTAAAATCTATTGTAAACAAGGACGCTGTTATCACTCACTTCGCTCGTGAGTTCGCTTTGCTCACTATCGCTAGATAATTATACTCTTGATAATACTTTTTTATCAAAATGTTTATTTCTATTTCTTTCAGACACAGTTACCCTATATCGGTTACTTATCCGTTTGTCTCCCTGGGTGCAAGGTGTAAATAATTAATTCACTCAACAGTACTAACGCAATAATTTTATGAGATACACTTCTTCCTTTATAACACTGAGCGTTAGTTTCCCTCGGTTATCCATATGAGGGATGGTTTATAATTTTGAAACTATAATATGATAAAATGTCTTAGAATACATTTATCATAATGATCTCTATCAAACGTAACTTTCGTATCATGGTTCGATAGGTCACACCGTCAATCAGAGTGGCTTGTGACTTCGTGATTGAATTCTCTTGTACAATTATACAACCTCAGAGATAGGTTAAATGTATAAAGGTCTAAGTGTTTTGAATATTACTACTTCTAAAATATATTGTCAAGACTTTTATAATTATTTTCCCATATAACTACTAAATTATATCCTAGAGATTTAATTTCTTCTTCTCTTTGAATAGTATTATCGTATAATTCTTTAGCTGTTATATTTTTATTATAGGGATGACATTTTTCATCATCTTTAAATATATCTGGATTTCCGTGGAATACATCTCCATGAAATTCATAAACGGTATTTGTTTCTTTATCGTATCCATCTACTTTATATTTTGTCTTTGGTATATTATATTCACCACCATTCTCTGCATGTTGAATATCTATTTTAAATGAGTTTAACCACTCTATAGATATTCTTGAATAATTATGAGTATTACATTTAGAACAACCACGATTATTTAAGTGGTTTGCAGGTATTTGTATAAATGAACCATGTTCAGGACATATTATTTCTACTTTTGTGTGTGCATTTACATAATCAACTAAAGAGTAATTATATTTTTTATTATGTGTGTCTTTAGCTTTTGAAATAAACGACTCTGTTGTACCTTTAAATGTAGGAGAACATTTATAACATCCACACCCACTTATATGTTGTTTTGGAGTTTGTAAAAATGAACCATGTTCTTTACAAATTATCTCTACTTTAGTACGAGAATTAATATAATTAACTTTAGAATAATCATATTTTTTATTATGTGTTTTATCTGCTTTTTCTAAGAAGATTTTAGAGCGTGTATAAATAGTACTAGTCATCTGTTATTCCTTTCCGAATAATGGTTTGATTAGGACATAAGGGAGTTAGTCGCTCCTTTATTGTCTGTATATTATTATTTATACAAACGCCTACAAAATTGAATTATATATTATTACCCAGAATTACCAAACACTCTACCACAAATAATACCATTTGTCAAGAGATTCATATAAAAATATTTAATGTCTTGACAAATTCACTTTATAATAGTATTATATATTAAAGGATACATAATGACAGAAAAACAAAATACGGATAATCATTATGTAAATAATGCTGAATTTTATTCCGAAATGACCGAATGGGTCAATATATGTGAGGACGCTTTTGAAAAAGGTGAACCTCGACCACAGTTAACAACTCCCCTAGCCGAAAAGATTATAAAAGTTTGTGAAGGTACAGCCTACCGCTACAATTTCAATAATTATACTTACGCTGATGAATTCGCTGCTGACGCTATAGAAAATTGCGTTAGGTATGCTCATAAATTCAATTATGTAAAGTATACTTCACCTTACTCTTATTTTTCTCGTATAGCTTGGCAAGCTGCGGTAAGACGTATACAGAAAGAAGATAAACAGTGGAAAACTAAATTAAGATACACAATGAATGCTGATATTGAAGGTGTTTTGAGTGAATTACAAGAACAAGATAATGGGGTTCAATATGATAATGAATATATTAAATTCCTCCAACAGTTGAATGATGATAAAAATATAGATTTAACTGTAGAAAAGAAAAAGAAACGAACTCGTACTACTAAAAATAACAATAGCTTGGAGTCCTACCTTGACGATGATTAATAAACAAGAGAAAGATGATATTAATGAATT